AAGATGCAATACCTGACATGTTTAAATCCTTTTCATTTTTTGTTTAGGCTGACTAGCCCATAGTTCATTCAATGTGACATCAGTCTGACCAACGCTAATGCCTCTAATTGGTTTATCTTCCACGACTGGTTTAACTTCTTCTTTCCAGTTAATCGAGGCGTACCTCATGGAATCGGCTGCATGAGAAGTCCAATCATGTCTAGGTTTATCCCTAAACATTTTCTTATCCTCATCCCATTCACGTTGATATTGCTTGAGGGCTTCTACACCATCATGACAACGCTCTTTGTCAAACCATGCTCTAGGCATCATCATACGAGTGGCTTGAATACCATCTTGCATTGATAAGCTAGGAGTAATTGCCATCTTTGTTATGCTCAAGTGTTCGGCTAACATTTCAATGACTGATTTACCACCAGAAGCCAATGTCTTTGCTCGTGCATCATGTGGTAGGAAATGCGTCTTATACCTGTAAGGCTTACTTAAGACTTGAGCAGCATAATGTTCAATAGACTTACCGCTAGCAGCATAGAAGTCAATAAAATGCACTTCTCCATGGATAACTTGGTAGAACCATATAGCAGTATCATCGCTATAGCCCAAGTCCCAAGCAGTGTAGACATCTGCAAAGTCATCATATTCAACACCTGTTATTCTGCCATCTTGTTCTGCTTGATAGAGTTCACGACCCCATATAGCGCCTGGTAATGCAGCATCAAAGTCACATTCCATCTCTTGACGCCAAGCATCTTCTGATAGCTCGTTCTTGAGTGATGCAACCTCTGACGCAGGTAAAATGCCTGATTCGTCTACAGTTATCTTTAACGCAAGCCAATCATCTGAATGAGTTGCCCTGTCATAAACTTCCCAAAACTGATTACGGCCAGCAGGTGTTCCAATAATAACGGCTTTACCTTGTCTATCAGCCAACGCTGGACGAATGATATAAGGAAACACACTAGGCTTCCACATGCCATACTCATCGCATACAATAGAATCAAAGAATAAACCACGCAAAGCGTCAGCGTTATCAGCACCGAATAACTGTATTCGTGAGCCATTTTCAAAATCAATACGCAATTCGCTTTCATTTACCGTCACACCCTCAATTACACGAGTAAATCTTTTAAAGTAATCCCATGCAATACTTTTACTTTGCTTGTAGTAAGGTGCAATGTAAGCAGCTCTATAATCATTACGGTCATTTGTTAAACAATCTTTAATTAATTGATTAACACACGCTACTGTTTTTCCTGCTCTTCGATGAGCAACAACAACTTTCCAGCGTTTTGTTGATGTATGCAATGGCATAAAAGCATCACGAGGCTTATATGGGATTGTTACTCTTCCCATCCATACACTTTCATTTCACCAGTTAATTGTGTTGTTTGTGCTACTTCTGTAGGCGCATTAGACAATGTCTTGTTCAATAAGAACTTTGCTGCATCTAATTGAGATGGTTTAAGCTCATTTACTGAATCACCAAGTGCATGATTTTGCAAAAGGTTTATTAACTGACTAGTCTGTATTTTAGCTTTGATTTCTTCTTGGTGTCTTGGTCGTAATGTTCTGGCTGCCATGTGATTTCATAAGAGTGGTCTTATGCTCCATAGAATTAAATTGATTTACATTTTCATTAATGCACTAGCAAGCTTTTTAGGGTCTTTCTTCTTACCCTTGACACCTTCTGATGCCATCTTTGTTGCTGTGTCTTGAGGGATACCTACACGCTTGGCAACTTCAGCGGAGTGCGCTGCTGCTTCGAAAAGCTTATGTTGTTGTTCGTTATACGGTGGCATATAAATATCCTTTGGAATAGATTGGGTTACTTGCATAGCTTTCGCCCAAAAAAATAGCCCAGGCTTTTAGGATGGGCTGAAACTCGGAGATGAGTTTAAATGTTGGATTGCATATCATATAGACGTGCAAAGTCCAACTGTTAAGCATGATATCATACTTTTGACTTTGTGTCAAGCATTATTTGCATTATTTGTCAAGTTTTTTATATCCTATGCGATTTAATTGATAACCAATCTCTTTTGCTATGTCATCACGCTTACCAATAGCAGCAAATGCAGGGATTCTGCTCAATCCACCTGATTCTCTGTGAAAGTATATCTTTCTGATAATAGGATATGCTACGCCTTCAATGTAGATGTTGCACTCTAGGACTTTATTGATTTCATCATTCATTAATAAAGACCTTTGTCTTGTAATTTTTTTGCTAATTTTGCTATAGCCACATTGTAATGCGTTTCAATCATAATAGGATTAACTAAAGTAACTTCTCCTAACCAACGAACATAAATTGAAGTTTTTTCTATTGCATTTAAATCGTCTATGCAAGTATCAACAATTGGTCCTATTTGACTATCGCCTTCGTTTTCCCAATCTTCTACGCTATGAATACCGCCTGTGAGAAATCCTGATGATTTAGTTTTATATCCTAATTTATGGCTAAATGGTTTCATGTATTCTTTCCATATATCTAGATAATAACTAACTTTTCCACTATCCATTATTCGTCCTCTAGTTTAATTTTGCCTATGTATTCATATTGACGCATCATTGATGGGTCTGCTTTTGACACAAAATATGTATAAGCATCAGTCATTCCACCATAATACACATACAAATACTGTGGCTCTTTAGGCTCATAAACAATACCTATTTCATCACCACATCTTTTGCATATCATTACCCAGTCTTCTTTAGGCTGTGGTTTAATGCGGTATTCAGCATCACGAATCCAGCTTGGTGCTAATATTTGATTCCATGATTCACCAAATTTTTGCTCAATCTCTGCACCAGATGCCCAAGCTACAATTTCATCATGCCATTTATGTTTTTTCATTATACAAAGCTTTCATATTGGTTAAGAATCTCGCCTACATTCTCATGCTCAACTAACACAATTTTACACATACCACCTTTAACTATAGGTCTGCGTACAATCCAAATAAAGTCTACCTGTTCGTCATCCTCAAATACACCACAATGCTGAAGGGCATCTAAAACCGCTTTACAGCGATTGTCTATGTCATATTGTCTACGTGTTGGTGCATATAACGCAATAAATATAGCCAGCCTACCTTTAATTTTTGCGGATTTCGCAATTACTTCTTCTTGGACCTTTAATCTAAACTCATGCGCTGATTTCTTTAAAAACTTACGATGACCTGATTGCCCCCACATGTGGTTGACGGTGGGCGGAAATGGAATGTTAAGGTTTATCATTTAACCACCAGCATATCGTTCTCAATAAAGTGTCTAATCGTTAGTCTATGAGCAAGCTCCCATATTTCCCTACGCTCGTCTTTGCTTAAGTCTTTCCCGTTGTCCAGCTCGTAATGACATTTACTGCATAGACTAGCTACCATAGCATCGCTGGCTTTAATTCCTGTTCCTTTGCCATCTCTTTGTTGATTGCTATGTGCTGCACATACCGTACCATCCATACGGCCACATGATTGACATGGTATCTCACGGCATAACTCAAGTAACTTTTTGTTTCTATAATTAGGCACTAAATTCTCCAGCCATTGATGATGTTAAATAACCACGGTCTAGCTTTCTGTTAAGCTTGCGTTCATCGTGCCAAGTTACATCAGATTCCCTATGTGTTCTTACAACTTCATGGCTTATTCTACCCTCAAATATTGCATCCCGTAACTCTTTATGAATATCGGGATAAAGTGAATCAAAGTATTCTTTGCGTGGGTTTTTAGATTCTAAATAACCTTTAGGCCACGGAAACTTGTCAGGATTGTGCGCTTTATATGCTTGTGCAATGCCTTTCTTGCCCTTTACAGCGATTGCTTTAACAAAGCCATAGGACTCTAGCCACTTACAATATTTAAACGCTGACGCTGTGCTAAAAAACATTAGCTTGGCTAGTTCTTGACATGTTTTATGCTCATCAATGATAAGTGAATACATGACTGCACGATTAAATGCTAGTTTTTGTGCTGTTATTTCATTGGATGCTGCAAAGTTACTCATTAAATTCTCCTGCAAATTTCTGTCATAAATTCAATTAAAGCATCAGGAGTATATTCTCTTTGATACTGTGTGCATCTTTTAGTGCCTTTTACGTTGCCACATATAGACCTATCAGTTGGTGCTAAATTAGGCGGTGGCATCTCTGGCAATTGTCGCATAGCAATTCCACAAATGTAAAGCTTGGTTTTCTTATGAGCCACATGACCAAAATC